GACTGCTCTGTTGAGTATCAGATGGCAACGCACACCCTTTCCCCAGGTTCTCAAATGTGGGTCGTCTGTTTAAGTATATGTGAAACCACTAATTGAGTGTACCTGCGGTGTGCGTCGACTCGCCAATCAATCTACATCGCGTATGAGAGCCTTGGCTGGGCCAGCCAGACCTAACCTTCCAGCAAGCATTGTTACCAATGCGGTGCCGGCTTGTTTGATCACTGACCTTCCAAAAGCGGCAACACCCTGTTTCGCGTACGGTATGAGTTCAGAAGAGACCTCATTAACGGCGTCGGCGAGAGTGGGGTTGGCCTTTGGTGTGTGTGTAGCCATGGTTGCCATGCTTTCAGTTGCTTCGAAGACGAGTTCTAAGTGTACAACGTATTCGATTTGCAACACAGCGGTAGAGGCTGGTGCCCCCATCACAGTAATGCTCATGTGCTCAAAGCCGGGTGATGTCCAAGCAATTGGAGAACCACCTGATGCGGCGATGGCAGCTGGCGTACGAAACTGTGATGCGGTGACGTCGGTTCGACGTGTTACGGCGGCAAATTCTTTACAGTCGGCAAGGGGAATGTTGTGACTTGCTGTGCAGTTGAGAAAACTCAGCTGGTTTTGCGTGTTTATAGAATTTGAGTTGGCACCACCGTAGTTGCGAATTGCGACGTATCCAGATGTTGTCAAAGGTGCGCTGATCACTCTGAGAATGACACCGGCGCTAGTAATGCGCACAGCATCAACACCAGTGAGTAGACCAGCGGCGCTGAGAGCGTTGTAGGAGAACACACCACCGCCAACGTCGGTGTTGGCTAACGTGATAGGATTGTTCAACCAATTGGGTAGGAAAGCGGCAGAGCCGTTTCCAGTGGCCAATGTTGTGAGGTTGACAATACCACGAAAAGTGTACGGGAGTGTGCGCGTGGATCCCATGTCGACGTACTTTGCACCGTCAGCATGCTCGCAAAATGGGTCGTTCAATCCACAAATCGGGTGCACCAGGTGGTTAAGCTGGCTCATTTGATTGTGTGGTTGTCGGACAAGAGCAGTAGGCTTGCGCTGAACAGGGCGTTTCGGTTTGGGTTGGACCTTACGCTGTTTTGACTTCTTGGACTTATTTGGCATCTAATTTGTCGGATTTATATAACGGCCAAGTGGTAAACTGTGTTAATACCGAAGGGGTGCCCAACGAACACCCCTCCACCTAGCCGTCCTGATCCGGGGTTACCCCCGGCGCGCCCGCCCAGCACCTTTAGGCAGCGTAGCTACCTGGTTCGTGTTGGGTCTACTGGGGGACGCGTCATCATCATCTGGAGCACTGCTGGCGCTGGCTTCGGCAACGGCGGCAGTTCTTTCGCTCCTAGCACGCGCGAAACGTGCAGCTCTTTCAACTTTTCTTTTCTTTCCTGTGAGTCCAGGCTCTCTCTCTGTCACGGTTATGACGGGTCGTGGCAGTTCTGGCTGTTCATGTTCCAAGACAACGGCTTTCGGTAGCGGTTCAATTGGATCACCTTCATAGCGCATCTCGTCGACATTAACGGTTGTCGTCTTCACCTTGGGCGGGGCACGGTCGAGGAGCAATGGTGGCGTGAGGCACTCGTCAAGTGTCCTGACGTCTGCGATCCAATCGTTGAATCGTTTGACGTCAATGCCAGGCAACTGCTCTCTGAGTACGTCCCAAGCCCATTCACCGCCGTAGTTAGGGTATTGATCGCATCTGAGGTGGAGTTGGCCAGTGGTCTGGTCGAGGCTCGAATAGTTCACAACCAAGCGCAGTTCAATATTCGTGACTACGCGCCAGGACAAATCAACAACGCGGCTAGCAAATGTTCCAATGATCGGCGTGTACCTGTCTGACATGTCGAGGCCTCGGCACTTCTCGACAAGCTTATGGGCATGTGGGATGCCCTCAGGTAACACGACGCAGGTGTGGAGTTTAGACAGTTGCCTTGCCATGTCGCAAACGCTATTGGCGTCTCCAGCCCACACATTTGGGTTGTAGATCCTAGCGAGGAATTTGACAGGTTGTCCAGGTGTCTTTGCGTCGGCTTTTACCTTAAGCCCGAGCTCAGTACACGCTGCTACATACTGGTCAGTCCGAACGTTGCGCAACAGCCCATCATCGCCGCCAACAACACAATTGTTGACTGCGGACCATGCGTCGTCAGCGTTCATGAACTTTCCATTTGCCTTCGTCTTCCTAAATGCGACGTAGGCCGCAAAGATGTTGCAAAGCGTATTCATAACAGCCGTCTCCGGTGAACCGGACAACCGACTGAAACCAGTGTCATATGACACGCCTTGCGTCGTCTTAGCGGGAAGGTTGATTTGTGAACCATGAGCGGCGCTGATCGTCGGGGCATACACTGGATGGAATGCTCTAACGAGGATCATGCGCTCGAAAAGGCGGAGCACGGGGTTGATGGAGCCATCAAACCGCTCGAAATCACTCTCAATTAGTGTTTCAGCGTAAAGCGCGACTTCGACTACGCGCGACGCAATCTCAACAGGTTTCTTACCGAATGCATACCAGCGCATTTCCTTCATGTACTCGGACAATGCGTAGGTGAACTTCGAATATTCTACCTTATCGACTGTGTTGATGGTGGATATAATCCGTGGGTCCTTAGGGTTGTCATAAGACTCCGCCTTGAGAAAAGATTTAACAACACGATTTGGCAATAAGCCGATTGCTTGCTGCAAAAGCGTCCGCTGCGACGGTCTGGCCTGCCTATCATAGACTGCGTCATAGTCCATTGGAATCAGAATTCCGGCAGCCGGGAACATGTGCTCGGCGAACTCACTCATGCATCTTGTGAGGAATGGTGTCAATTCAGGACTCGACTTAGTCTTGATGACTCGTCCCACAACGGCTTGCTCTTCATTTTGGCGAGTTCTGTCGGGGGCAAAACTGGCGTCAATGAGTGGTGTCATAAAAGCTTGGAGCGAGGGTTTGGCTTCTGGCTCCAAATTTCCAAACTGGTAGCGGCGCACGCCTTCCACAACAGGGAACAACTTGGGGGGAGCGTGTTCGCTGTGGTCAATGTGGTAGCGCCGTAGGATTGCTGCTTCGGATTTGCGCTTGGCAGGATCTAAGATCGGTAAACCAAGCAGATGCTCAATCTGCGCGATGGCTATCTCGCGAGTTAAGCTAACTGCATGATCTGCGATGCTCTGATCGAGGGGGCTTGGAATGGTAACCGAACCATACTGGCCAACGCGTCCTGTTGAAACCAAGTGTCCAGTCTTCGTCTGGTATTCCATGCGCAAATGCTCGCCGACCACGGGGTTAGCGCGGGTGAGCGTGCGGCCATAAAACAAAGTTGAGATCAGTGCTGGCAAGCCATACCAAGCAGCTGTAGGAGTCAGCATGACCAACTCATGGTCCACGTCGACGTGCTTCTTGTCAACCAAATAAGATGCGCAAGCGTACCTAAAGCCGAGGAATTCTTTGGTAACGGTAATGGAATCCGTTCCAAAGTTCCAGATGGGGTGTACGTAGGTACCGCCACCGCTGACAGAATAGTGCAGCATGCCGTCCTTATCAAAGGTATAAGAATACTCGTCTCGCACAGCAGCAACATCGGATGGTTGCATGGTGTACAGGCAATAAGGGACGGGGTTCATGGCTAGCATCGATGGGAGGTTGAGGTAGTAATCAACGTCGACGCAGACCATAAACGGGTGGTCAGGTTGCGCTTCAAGTGAAGGCTTGACAATGAAGTCCTTGGCCCAATACCAAGTTCTCCAACCTTGTCTGTTAGCGCGCACGTCGCTTGCCGATTTCTGCATGTAGAAAGGGGTTAGGCCGACGAGGCGTGCAATCAACTCCGCCGTGTTGGAAGCGCTGGATCTGTTGGCCGCGGATTGGCCATGGGTATGATCCTGCACTGCTTTAACACGCACCAAAGGTGTGTCGTTGAAAGTTGAACGCAGTAACGTGTTATTCTGTTTGACCCAGTTTGCATAGGAGACAACCACACTAATGTAGTATCTCCAGCGCATCTCACATGTCAGGTGACTGCCTAGTCCCCACACGACCACAACGGCCACGTGGAAACACCCTAACATGAAAAACGCCTGGATCAACAAGAATGCAACGTATTTGAAGCTGATAGCACAGATGAAGATTAACTCCTCGAAAGTGTGCGTAATGATAAATTGCTGCGTTCTGATGATAAAATCAGTAACGTTCTCTCCGAGAATATGCACGTTAAGTGTAACGACATAAAACGTGAAGAATAGAAGAGAACTCATCAACACTGTAAACAATGTTGGCATGGAGGGACGGACAAAAGTCGACATAATCCTCCGAAGGT